CAGGACTGGGCAAAACAAGGTCAAATGGCGGCTCATAACCTTGCTTATGGCATTAAGGACTCAATGGCGGACGCTTTTACATTTAATCACCCGCACAAAGACGGCAAAAGAAGTAATGGTTGATTTCGGCAATTCCGTATTAAATGTTTTTGCCAGAATTGTATCGGAAATAGCGGCTCAGCAGGCGATTGGTTTTCTGTTCGGTGACATTTCGAGATTTATGCCAAAGGCTTCAGGAACAGGATTGCTTGGAACATTATTCGGTGCGGAATCCGGTGGTATTTTTAGCGGTGGTTGGAAACCGGTTCCGTTTGCCAGTGGCGGTGTTGTCAACCAGCCGACTTTAGGTTTGGTTGGTGAAGGTCGATATAACGAAGCCGTGGTTCCGTTGCCGGATGGGAGAAATATTCCTGTACAGATGAAAAACGGTGGAAATGGGGTTAATATCATTATTAATATGGTAGTTCAGGCTTGGGACGCATCGGATATTATGCGCAACAGAAAAACATTAGCTGAAGCGATGGCTCAGGAAATAAAATCAAACGGATCAATTCGTGGAGCGTTGAAACAGTATGTCTGATTTCTACTGGGAACCTTCTTATACATTTATTGAGATTCCGGAATTTAATACTCTGGTATCCAAATTCGAGAATGGAGCAGAACAAAGGCGAGCTGTTCGGAGCAATCCTATCTGCTCATGGCGATTGGAGTTTAAGAACGTACCGAAATCGGTTTATGAATCAATACGGGAGTTTTTTATATCCAAGAAAGGTCAGTTCAACTCATTTACATGGACAAACCCAAATGATGGAATTGAATGTATCGTCCGGTTTGGTGATGATAAGATCAATTTTGAGCGGAACGCTTTTAATGTTTATTCGTTCACAATCCAGTTGTTAGAAATATTATAGATTTACCAAAAGTTGGTATTGAGTGTCTTGATATTTCCCACAAAATTTCGTATTCTTTTCTTATGATAATAAATGAGAAACAACTCAACTGGCTTAAAGAGATTTTTAGAGATAAATTGCCGGAAGATTTTACCGGCAATATACAGGTAAACTTTTTTTGCGGTAAAATGGGAGTCGTAAATATTCAGCAGAGTTTTAAACCTGCTGAAAAATAAATTTTAGGGATAATCCGAAAAACGGAAGCCCGATTGATGCAGACAAACTGCATTAGTCGGGCTTTTTTTATTCTGCGGTGAGGTCAATGCGAAACGTAAATCAAAATTTCATTCAGGAAAAGAATAAACAGGAAAACCGCCCGATTTTTCTGTACACGATTTTTGATTACGACAGCAACGGATCAAACCTCTATTTTTGCGCTCATGATACCACTATCGAGTTTGGCGGAATTGAATACCTCAAATTCCCTATCCGGCATGAAGTTATACCGGAAAACACTCAAGGACAGATAGATAAGGTTAACATTTCCCTTTCAAACGTATCGAGATTAATACGCAGTTATCTCGGTCAATATGACGCTTTGCGAGGCAAAAAGATATCCATAAAAACCGTGTTTGCGGATCAGCTTGATGACCCATCAGCGTTTATGGAAGATACCTATTTCATCGACGAAGTAAGCTCAGATCAAACCGATGTTATTTTCTCAGCAAGCAGTAAATTCGATATTCTGGATGTAACTTTGCCTCGACGTACTTTCACACGCCAGCAGTTTCCCGGAATACCGACCAAAGGAAGGATTTATGTCGGATGATTACAGAGCTTGAGATTATCAGCAAATATCTTGGTATTCCATTCAAACATCAGGGACGAACCCTTGACGGACTTGATTGCTGGGGATTCATAAAGCTGGTTTACGCTGATCTCGGATTTGATCTTTGGGATCCGGTTCGGGATTATGATGAGCATTGGTATAGTTCAAACAATCATTTTATTGAGAATTACCATCGGGAATGGATGCAGGTTCAGGAACCAAGTTTCCTTGACGGAATGCTGTTTCACGATGGATTCGGCAGAATAAATCATGCGGGATTGTATCTGTCCAGCAGTCGGTTTATTCACTGCTGTAAAGCCGGAGTTGTGATCGGCAAGTTAGCCGATCCGGTTTGGAAAGATAAGTTTGTCGGGTTTTATCGACTCAGGAAAATGGTGACAAAATGATAAAGATAAAAATCGTTCCTAACATTTTATCTACTGATGGCAGAAAGACTTTCGATATTGAATATTCCTACGGTCGGAAAGTATCGGATTATTTGTCTGATGTTGATCTTAAAGGTCAAAAAGTCATTTATGAAGGGAAAGTTTTGTCTGATTTATCGCTAATCCTTCAGGATAATGATGAGTTGATAATCACGCCTGATATAAAAGCTCCGGTTATCGGTTTTTTGATAGCGGCGTGGCCTATCATAGTCGCTACTGTAAAAATCATAACCACAATCGCTACACTTGCCTCTATCGGGTACGCTATATATTCAGCGGTATCAAACAAACCACGCAAACCAGTAAATGGGCTTGGATCGGTGTCCGGCGGTATGGAGGAAGGCTCGCCGACTTACGGTTGGGACGGCATAAGAACTTCTATGGATGTTGGTATTCCGGTACCAGTGGTTCTTGGAAGCCACAGAGTCGGCGGTAACATAATCAATCAGTATATCACCACAGACGGCAACAAGAATTATCTCAATGTTCTTCTCGCTTTAAGCGAAGGTGAAGTCGAGTATATCGACGAGATTGAGATAAACGAGAATCCGGTATCGAATTACGATGGAGTTGAGATTCACAAGAGATACGGAACGGCGGATCAAACCCCGATTCCTTATTTCATGCAGACGCATAATGTTGTTGAAATCGGAGTTCAGATAAGCCATGGCCTTGAGAATTCTTATATTTACACTACAGATAAAAACGACGTTTCCGCATTTGAGGTTTATGTTCAATTACCGAACGGCTTATACACCGTCGCCGGAGCTGATCAGCATATCGTCGCATGGACGCTGACTTATCGGGTTGAGTATAAACTGCACACTTCGCCAAATTGGATTGATTTGGGAGAACAGTCGATAACCGAACGGTCTCGCAGTTCAATCCGGCGGATTTTCAGGAAAGAAGGGTTAGTTCCCGGCCAGTATGATATCAGGATCACAAAAACATCGTATGATAGCGAATTTCTGCAATGCTCGGATTTTGTGATTCAAGCGATTGATGAGATTCAGGACAATTCGCTTGCGTATCCGAATGTCGCCTTGCTCGGATTGCGCCTGCTTGCTACCGAACAGCTTAACGGTCCTACTCCGAACATTACCTGTGTTGTGAGAAGGAAAGTATCTTTGCCTAAGGTTATGAATGGTTCTCAGGAAGTTGATTGGAAAGATTATTATTGGGATTCAAGTTTAGAAAAATACAGATTGTTAAGTGATAACACCGAGCTTTTATGGGATGGTGTGAGTTATGTAAATAAATACTGTTCAAATCCTATGTGGATATTGAAAGATTTGCTTTTGAATTCAAGGTATGGTTTAGGCGATTTCATCAATCCTGATTCAATCAATTTGTCTTTGTTTTTGGAAATGGCACAGTATTGCGAAGAAAAAGTACCGGATGGGAACAGCGGATTTGAGAAACGGTTTCAGCTGAATGCTGTTTTGGATTCCGCAATCAGGGCAATAGATGTCGTCATGCAGTTATCAGCCACATTTCGTGGATTACCGTTTTATTCGCAAGGTTCAATTCAGCTTAAAATCGATAAACCTGAATTGCCGGTTCAGATATTCGGGATGGGCAATATAATCGAAGGTTCGTTCAAAGAATCGTGGATCAGTAAAAAAGAAGTTCCAAACGAGATTGAAGTTCAGTTTATGAACGAATCAAACAGATTCAAACAGGAAAGTATTTTCATTGAGGATGAGGAATCGCTGTATCAACTCAACGAACCACGAAGAAAGAAAGTCCTGCGGTTATTGGTCACAAAGTTATCCTATGCGGTAAGAGAAGGAAAATACGCTTTAAGAATAGCGAAACGGCTTGACCGGATGGTTAGTTTCAAAGCAGGAATTGACGCAATAGTTTGTCAAGCTGGAGATGTGGTAGGAATATCGCATGATGTACCGCAAATCGGATTCTCAGGCAGGTTAAAAAGCGGAACTTTAAGTTCAGTAACGCTGGATGAGCCTTTCACGGTTGAGCCTGGTAAATCATACCGTATTATCGTGATGTTTGCCGATGGTACTCAGGAAGAAAGAATTATCGCTAACTCGGCAGGTACTTATTCTGTGTTAAACGTAACTGAGAATTTCAGTCAGGTACCGCAGAATTTCGATATTTACGCAGTAGGTGAAGTCAATAAAGTTATAGAACCGTTCAGGATAGTAAGTTTACGGCGAGACAACAAAAACGAAGTTGAGATAACCGCAGTCAAATATGATGAAGCGGTTTATGATGATTCCGGTTTGACTTTGCCTATCCTTAATTATTCTTCTTTAAGTGCTGATTTACCGAATGTCGAGCATCTCAGGTTATCGGAAAGTATATTCAAGACCGGCGACGGCACGATTGAAAATAAGATTGATGTATGGTTCCAACGTCCGACAAATTTGAGTACAAGATACGTCCGCACGTATGACAAGGCAAGGATTTATATATCTGATAATGAAGGACTAAGCTGGATTTACAAAGGTGAAACGGTAAATGATCATTTCGCTATTGTCGGCGATATAAAAGACGGAATCACATACAAAATCGCTGTTGTGTCCATCGGGAACGATGGTCAGGCAAACCAAATACAAACCAGCCCGAAGACAGAAATATTAGTGCTTGGCAAAACCGCTCCGCCATCTGATGTAACCGGATTTGATGTATCTCAGGAAGGAAATTTCCTGCGGTTCAAATGCGATGTTCATCCTGACGCTGATTTCGCTTATTTCAGGATAAAACAGGGTTCGGAATGGTCAACCGCTCAGGTGATTATTGAGCGGGCGGATTTGTCGCAATACATGTTCCCTGTCGGGCAGATTGGTCGTCAGAGTTTTCTCTGCAAAGCCGTTGACACTTCAGGCAACGAGAGTTTGAATCCAGCAATAGACACACTCAATGTAACTTTACCGCCGGATATGAATTTCTTGAATGCGGTTAATTTGTGGCAGTTCGATAAAAATTATATCATGGATAACCTTGCCTTAATCTGGCGAAATGATTTCAGCGGTGATTACGCACGGCCGGTTATTGCTTTGCGGACTGCGCTAACTTGGGAAGATTTGGAATCCGAAGGTCAATCATGGGAATATCAGGAACTGAACGGCGGATTGGCATTAAATGATGCTGTTGAATCTTCAGGTTACTTTGAAACAACTAAGCCGATAGATTTAGGGATAATTTTCGAGTTTAAGTTAATTATTGACGCACTATACAAAAACGTAGCCGGTGGATCATTAGCAGTTCGGATAAGCCTCAGCGAAGACGGAATTTCATATTCAAGTTTTACCACAGTCACAGCGGATACAATCTATCGTGCTCGGTTTGTCAAATTCAAGATTCTTTTATTCACATCGGACACATCACAAAATGTTTACCTTTACGATTGCGATATTTACTTCAACGCTCCATCAATGAAGGTTTCATGGGGTCGTGATGTCGCTGTTCCTGTATCCGGCAAAGAGATACTTTACGGTCAGGAGTTTACCTCTGCGCCGAGTATCAAAGTGTCTATCGTGAACGGTGTTCAGGGTATTCCAATAGTTCAAAACAAGACAACAAATCAATTCGAGGTCAAATGCTATAACCTTGCCGGTTCGGCAATCGGTATTGCGGAAATCGACTGGGAAGCGAAAGGATATTGATATGGAAGCGTACTGCATGAAATGCCAGAAAATGGTTGAGATGGTCGGCGATAAACCGGACGTTTTGCGTAACGGCAATCCGGTTTACAAAGGCAAATGCAAGGTTTGTGATAACGAAATAATCAGACGGCGGGAAAGGAAATAAGTATGGAACGGCACGTTTACGATATAAACCAGCCTCAGGGCAGTATGTCGCTTGAGAATTTGCGCAACAGTTTGCGGGCATTATTTCAGCTTGACCTTATGCCGTTACGTCCACGTGCAAGTATGATTCTGGATGATTTTGAGTATCCGACAGACGCTCAGGCTCAGGCGGATTGGTCTGGGTCGGGATGTATAATATCAAAATCGGCAACAAAACAAGAAGGCAATTACGCTTTGCAGGTAGTGGTCGATTCAACAGGCAATCGAGCTGTATCACGAAACTTGAATATGAATTTATCGGCATTTTCAACTTTGAAAGTATGGGAACGATGTTCAGGCATATCATCAGTGATTCAGGTTTTCTTGCGAGATAATTCCGGCAACGAATCGTATTGGGATATAACCACAAACGCATCAGCAAACACATGGCAACAGGATTCGGTCGATTTGGTTTCACCGGACAGCAACAACGGCTCAAACGCTGATCTTGCGAATATAACTTCATTCGGGTTCAAGAGTCTTGACGCAAGCTCAACTTATGTTCTCGATACAATCAAAGCTATTGTCGGGATGGCTGTAGCTGTTGAAGGATACGACCGAGCAGATTTTCACAAGCACGTCTGGATTTCAGAATCCGCACCTCTTAATTTTACCGCTAAATCATCGCCAGTAATAACCGCACCATCCGCAAACCCGAGAATTGATCTACTTGTTGTCGATTCATCCGGCAGTCTGTCCTGGATTACAGGACAGGAGAATTCGTCGCCGGTTCCGCCTGATGCACCTTCAGGCAAAATCCCGATTTGTTATGTATATTGCAAAACCACATCGACACGAATCGTGGATTTCGAGGATAAAGACGCAAATCCGAACGAAGGATATATTTACAAAGATGTCCGGCCGTTCCTTGCCCATAAACTTCAATCGCTGATTAAGGATATCGACGGTGATACTAAAATACAGACTGAAGAATCCACAGATGAAGATAAAATACGGTTTGATACCGCAGGAACGGAGCGGGCGATTCTTGATTCCAGCGGTCTAAAACTTGAGATCGGCACATCGGTCAAAGAATTCTCTACGGATGGAACGTTATCGGATAACTCGGATTTGGCGGTGCCGACAGAAAAAGCGGTAAAAACCTACATTGATTCAAAACCAAGTTTGCCGGAACATTACATTCATGGATTCACGCTCGAATACGATACGACAGTGAATTTCAAGGTTAACGCTGGATCAATTGAGCTTAAATGCGGTCAGTATAAATCTACTTCGCCAATTACGGTTACTGGTATCGCAACCGCAGGAAATTATTTTGAAGGATCGCCAATATCCGGAGCGGGTTGGGTTTATGTTTACCTCACTAACAGCGGATTAGGAGCGATTGTTAAGTTATCACTTAATCCGCCTCAGTATGCTGATACTCTCGGCAACACAGACGGTATAAAAATATACCGCAAGGTTACCGGCACGCCTGATATATGGTATCGCTGTATCGGCGCAATCCGTACAAACGCAAGCACTCAAATCGTGAAGTTTTATCAGGACAAAGATTACGTTCAGTTTGATTCGTTCTTCTCAGTTTCAGCCGGAAGTTCTGTAAACGCCAATATCCCGGCGATATCGCAAAAAGCGTATTTCGAGGCTTTGCTGGTAACCGGCGGAACTTGCCATGTAAAAGTAAGACCATCAGGTAGTTCAGGTGATTACATCGATGCTTTTTTAGGATGCGATGGCGGTTCGCAATCGATAAACGCACAACAGCGAGTTCAGTTCGCAAGTATCACAAACGCATCACAGCAGGTTGATGTGGCTATTGATTCGAGTTGCGCATTAAAAACAATTGGATATTGGATAAACATAAGATAAGGAGGCTAAACCATGCCAATGGAAAACAAATACGTTCAGAATGTCGGGTATTCCAGCCCGACAGTTGTTACTTTCACAAATCCGTTTGATTTTTTGAAGGTTCGCAACGATGGACCCAACGATGTGAGAATCGAAGTCGGCGAGGATATTTCGAACAGTTCGTATGTCATACCTTCAGGGATAGATGATCAGTTCCCTGTTCGTGGCAAAGAAGTTAAACTGCAAACGCTTAATTCGGGAGAGACAGCAAATGTCAGATTATCCGGTCTCAGATAAAATGATACGGAATCGCAGGTTTCACAAGAACCTGACTTTTCTTGCGGATTACGAGAACACGAAAAGTTTATATCCGAGGTTCGCTCGAGGCAATAAACTGCCGGTCTATTTGGCAAGCAGGGATGTCACTCACCCATCTACTTATATTGATGAAAACGGCAAACTGCAAATCATAACCTCATCAAATACACCCCGGTTTACAAATGGATATTACGATCAAAACGGATTTTCATTCGCAAAAGGTTTGCTGACTGAACCTCAAGCGACTAATCTACTTATGAACGGAACTTTTGATAATAATGTAACTATTGATATCCCAGCAAATACTACACCGATCCGGTATAACTCAACGCAAAGATGGTTAGCTTACGCTTATACAGCAAATGGAGCGAACATTGAGACATCTTTAAGTTCGGATTCATGTTACATGAAATCCATAAAAATTAAGATCAATAATGGCGGATCTGGTTCTGGTGATATTCAGTTGTCGCAATCAAATTCGTTTAGCCTGACACTTAACCAAAAATATACAATATCATTCTGGATTAAAACGTCCCTCGCAAAATCAAATTTGCGGGTTATGATAATGAAGAATAACACTCCGTATACAAATTACGGGCTCGATTATTATTTTAGTACACCGGCCAATAAATGGGTTCGAATCCAGAGAAGTTTTACCGCAAACACAACTGTTTCGGATGCGATGGTTGATTTTCATTTTGGCGGGATCGGAACTTTTGATATAAACATTGACTCTCTTCAGGCTGAGACAGGCTCATTCGCAAGTTCTTTCATCCCAACGACTGCTGGAAGTTTAACTCGTAACGGCGATATCTTATATTACGATATTTTGAACAACATGCCTTTGGGTGAATCCACGATTTATTTCAATGTAGTTCCGTTTTATGAAGCTGATAACGCTGGATGGATGCCTCACATAATGAGCTTGTTTTTTTGCAATGGAGGTCAAGGGCGATGGATTTGGTTAGGCAGTCAGAACGGAAGGCAACTTATCTTCAAACCTAACGGTGAAGCAAGTCCAAACTGTTACTCACAAGATTACAGTTTGGATTGGAATCCTTACGACAACATCAAATTGACTTGCAGATGTAAGCACACTTCACCCTATGTAAGTTTATTCAAGAATAACGTTAAATCGGTTTACGATGAAAACGACGACAATTTCGATGATATACCCGCTTACGCTCCCAACTTTTTTATCGGTAACGCAACCTACACCACCACAAACCATTTTCTGGGAATTATAAAGCAGGCCGCTATTTTTGACCGAGCGTTATCGGATTCGGAAATATTGAACATAGTTAACAATGGATTGAGGGTATCGGCATGAACGAATACTTTTACTGCATTATAAAAACGATACTTAAAGAGAAAGACGGAATAGGTTCCCGCATACAAGAATTGGATTTGCCTGATGATATCCAGATTTACAGCCAGACAATCGTTCAGGATGATCGTGATATCACCTATGACCTTCATTTGAATCAGCATGATAAGAACAAAGATGTAATCGCCTGCATAGCGGTAAGTGAGAAAGATAAGGAGCTGATAAAATCGTTCAAAGGGTATATCGGTACAGATTACGAAGAAATTAAAAAGAATCCGGATTATATGAAACATGTTGCGGATCAACGTAAATTTTGTCAATGGGAGGTTGAGGATGACCGCAGAGCATAATTGTAAAAAAGAAGCTGAAATATCAGCACACGAACAGCAGATCAAAGGAATTTGTGAGAAGCTTGATGAGTTTAAAAAAGATATCAAAGCCGATATTCTACTTCTCTTCAAAAAACTTGATGAGAGACCGAGCTGGAAAATCACCGCATTGATGTCTGGCGCACTCGGATCGTGTATCACCATAATAGGTGTATTAATTAAACTGTTATTCTTTAAAAACTAAAAAGGAGGAACGTATTATGTCAGAAGTAATTGTGAAGCAGGGATCGGAAACTACGGAGTACAAAGAAACTCAAAACGCCAAATTATGGGGAACCATAGCTACTGTTTTAGGTTTGATCATGAGCTTAGGCTCAACTGTGATCGAGGCACTCGGTCAAGATACCAGAATCGGGATTATCGCCGGTGCTCTGGTTACGGTTGTGGGTTTATCCTACAAGACACTGGTTCAGCTCGGCTACATCAAAAGTAGAACTGATATCAAGACAACAGCGTATTCAAACAGCGACGTTAATGCTCAGAATGCAGGTCAAAACATAGGTCAAAAATGAACGGATTAATTGTCAGTTTCATTATTGAGATTCTGAAATGGCTGTTTGAGTCAATTAAACCTAAAACAGTTAACGGCGCAGGCTCGGGGGCACTTGAAGATCGCCTCCGAGCAAAACTTAAAAAGGACGGTTGGTGATGAAGAAGATAATTATATTGGCAGTGTTCTTTCTCGTACTGTTGTTATTGCCCGGGTGTTCAAATCAAACTGTATACGTTCCTAATGGTCAAGCGGTACGGTTACGATCAGCAATCAAAAATGCTCCAATATGGGTAAAAACAGAAAAAGGCGATG